AAGCATTTGAATGCCATCATACTTACTAAGATTGCGACCCCATTGCTGCTGGAACAATGCTTCCACGTAATCTTTCAACCAGGAATCATTATACATGCCAGTAAAAGTATCTGGATCTTGACGCATAACAACTTCTACTACAATTTGATTGCCAGTCTGTAAATCTGCCCAATCAAAGTCTAAGTAAAGTCTTCCCTGATGTTCATTAAATCTTACCCTACGATCTTTTTGTGAGTTAGTAACAAAGTCAAGAGTCTCAAGGTATTGAGATGTCATAAAGTAGTGAAGAATGTGTCCATGCGTCATTGCATAGATGTCATTCAGGAAGATCTGGTATTTGATATTGAAGATATTACCAGGGACAATACTAGAAGCACCGATAGAAGTATAAACATGGTTAACACCTAATACACCAGGAGGAAGTGATACATACTCATTCCCTTCTGTCCAATCAGTACCACTGATAGCACTACCAGTTCTGGCAGCAGTCTTAATGGCATCAGTTACTTCAATTTTGATGAATGCTTTGTAACTTCCATTGTAATGAAACTCTTGATAGTAATCAATTGCTTCTTCGATCAGGTCATCCAATTGCTCATCACAAACGTTGATATCAATAGAAGGATATCCTAAACGTCTAAGAGCATAGTTTTTTAACTCAGTTTTAGTAGCGGGTCTAGTTGCGGACATTTGTTATCAAGCGAATGAGGAGATAGTAAGAGTAGTAACATCATTAGCACTGACGACTTCTCCAACTTTGAAGAATCCATCAACAGTATCAACGGTAATTGCACTACCAGCGAGGGCAGTGATAACACCTGTGGTGCCACTGGTAGCACCTGTCACAGTTGCACCGACTTCCATCGTTGTGATATCAGTCAGATTCAGTGTTGCATTAGTGGCAACAGTAGCAACATCAACTGTACCACCTGCAGCAGGGTTGAGACCGTCTGCTCCAGTGGGTTGAACAATAGTGATTGTCTCACCAACAACATATCCAGTACCACCGTCGTTAATAGTAACGTTAGTGATTGCACCAGCAGAGGCAGCAATATCAACAGTGAATGAGGCAGATCCAGATCCACCTGTTGTTGCCAGAGCAGTTCCTGTGACATAGTTAGAACCGCCTGCGAGAGATGCTAGGTTCAGTGACAATACCTTACCAGCATTGGGGTTAGTAACAGTCACAGTATCAGAAATCAGATAATCAGAACCACCTGCATTAACTGCAGCAGCAGTGATTACACCACCAACAACAGTAGTATTAACTGTCAGGGAAGAACCTGTACCACCTGTTGTTGCAACCCCAGTTCCAGCAACAAATCCACCACCACCACCATTAACAACACCAGCGGTAACAACGGCACCAGGTGTAGGATCACCAGAGAGATTTAAGGTTAGCGTGGTAGTAGTTGCAAGGTTGGTGAGCATTGCTTGTAGTTGAGCGAATGCATTATCCAGTTTTGCCTGTACTCTTGCCTCAGTGTAATACTGATTAGTACCTTCTGAAAGATCCGAAGTTGACTTGCTGGAAAGATCCAGGTTTGCACCAGTCTGTAAATTGACTCTTGCATCAGCACGAGCATTTGTGTGATAGAGATTGGTAGAACCTTCACTCAGATCATCAGTGTCTGCTGCAGCGATACGTGCATCAGCGCGAGCATCTGTATAGTAGAGGTTAGTACCTTCTGCAACTGTATCAGTATTACCCTGAGTATATGTCAATACACCAGTGGTAGAATTGTATGCTAGTTGTGTGCTGTCCTCAGAGATTGCAGCTCTTACTCTAGCAGTTGTGTGATAGAGATTGGTAGAACCTTCAGATAAATCATCAGTATCAGCAGCAGCAATTCTTGCATCTGCTCTAGCGTCTGTGTAGTAGAGGTTAGTACCTTCTGCCAAATTAGCAGTATTCTTACCCGCGAGACTTGCATCAAAGCGTGCCTCGGTGTAGAAGATATTCGTAGAACCTTCAGTTACGTTATCGGTATCAATGTCTGCCTGAGTGACACTCAAAGCACCTGCACCACTAAGTTCTATACCTGTGCCGTATGTGAAGTGTGTGCGGGTCCTAGCAGCGGTTGTAAAGAGGTTTGTGGAACCTTCAGTTACATTGTCGGTATTAACGTCTGCCTGCGTTACAGAGAGCGTATAGGTGCCTGCAGTGTCATCATATACCTTAGTAATACCAGTGCTAGCAACAAACAGTGCGTCGATTCTGTCATCAACACGCTCGTTAGTGAAGTAAAGATTAGATCCTTCTGAAAGGTCACCAGTATCATGATTGCTGATACTAGATACTTGACCAGTAACATTACCAACTAATGCTGCAGTAATAATTCCAGCGGCAAAGTCACCCGATCCGTCACGAAGGACAAGGTTATTTGCTGAGTTACTTGCTGTGGAAGCAACGTTAATTGTTGGATTACCAGCAACACCATCAGCATTAGTCAGCGTAATACCAGAGGATGATGTGACAGCAAGTGTGCGTTGAGCATAGGTATTTGCAGCAGTTCTTGCTACGAAACCAGTGCCTGCCATCGCAGCGAGTGCAGTGATGTCTGCATCGTTGTAGGTAGTGCTGATAGTTACATCGGCAGAACCATTAAATGATACGCTACCATCAACAACACCGTCGATTGTGACTGTTCTTGCAGTCTTGAGGATATCTGCACTAGAAGCATTACCCAAGAAACCAGCAGCAGCACCTACACCGCTAGCAGCAGTAATTTGATTAGCAGCAAAGTCACCGTTAGAGTCACGATTAACAACAGTAGTTGCAGTGTTTGCACTTGCAGTTGTCATGCTGTCCAGAAGATCAGCATTCAGATTGTTGATCTTAGCAGTGGTAGGAATAACCAGAGCAGGACCAGAAGAAACCTGAGAGATGATTTGACCATCTACAGTCAGGGTGCCATCAATATTGGCATTGGCATCAACATCAAGAGATGTACCAGCACCAGTAATATTGATAGAACCAGCACGAAGAGCACCATCTGTACCAGAAAGAACTTCAGAGGAGTTACTTGCACTTGTTAGGAATGCGAATTGGTTGGCGGATCTATCGTATCCGAAGAAACCAATTTTCGCAGAGCCGTCGTAATAACGGAATTCAACACCACGATCCTTAGCGTCGTTAGACGTTGGTGCTGTGTCACCACCCACAGTAATAATAGGGTCATCGATAGTTGTGACCGTAGAATTGACAGTAGTGGTCGTTCCATTGATAGTAAGGTTTCCAGTAACAGTAAGGTTAGACTCAGCAGTTACATCACCACCAATGTCTAGAGTTCCACGAATATCTGTATTGCCGTTATCGGTATCTACAGTAAACTTGTTCGCAGCAGATGCATTTTGAATAGCAAATGTTTTGTTATCTGCAGTGATAGTAACATCATCATGAGTTACTAAAGCACCAGAGATGTCTGCACTATTATTAAGATCAAGAGTACCCGTCAGTTCAGTGTTGCCATAGACTCTTGCAGCACCACCAACAGCAAGATTTCTAGCAATGCCAGCACCACCAGACAATCGGAATGCGCCGTCTGCACCGTAAGTGCCAGTCAGAGTTTGCTCGGTATTTCTAGTAAAGGTTACAACATCAGATACACCCAAGGTGTCATTAACCTGAGTTGCATCACCAACGGTCAATGTACCGATAATATTTGTGTTGCCATTGTCTGCATCAACACCAAACTTCTCAACAGCAGATCCGTTTCTGACAGAGAAGACTTCATTAGCAGCATCAACAATCAGTGAATCATTGATAGTTGTTTGACCTTGAACAACCAGTGTGCCGTCAGTTGCAATGTTACCTGAAGAAGAGGCAACGGTCATCTTGTCCGTGCTACCACTTCTTACAGCGAAGTTAGCATCAACATCAACAGTACCGTTAAACTCAGAGTTGCCTTGGACTAACAGTGTCTGATCGAATGTTACAGCGTTGCTGACATCCAGAGTATTTGTAATCTCAGTTGCACCATTGACATCCAGTGTGCCTTGGATATCGGTATTGCCAGTTACATTATCAACGAAGAATTTATCCGTCGTGCCGTTTCTGACAGCAAAGTCTGCATCAACATCGACAGTGCCATTAACATTTAACGTCCCTTCAATTAAGGTATTGCCGTTATCAGTATCAACATCAAACTTAGCAACACCAGAACCATTTCTAATAGAGAATACTTCGTTGGCAGCATTGATAATTACACTATCTTGAATAGTAACTTCACCCTCAACATTGAGAGTGCCTTCAATATCAGTGTTACCAGATGCACCTAGGACAGAGAACTTGACTGTATCGGAATTGACTTTCTTACCAATAAACAGACCTTCGCTGGCAGATGTGCCACCAATGTGGAGACTAGTGCCGATACCAGCACCACCAAAGATTCTAGCGTTTGAGGTAGTATGTGAAGCATAACTAGGGGTTAGAACCTGGACGGATCCAGATTCAAACTTACGACGAACTCTCAGGAAGTTTTGCTCGTTGAAGTCTTCTGCAGCAGATTCTTTCTGTAGAATAGTGCCGTTGATAACAACGTCGCTGTCAAACATAAAGTCGCCAGCAATATATCCACCACCATCAAATCGGAATGATCCATAGTCAGCAGATTGAATTTCCCAAACACCAGTTTCACTATTCACTGCAAAGGTGGGTTCATCAGTTGCTTCAAAGTGGACAGAACTAGCAACATTTAGTGTGCTATTGAAATCGCAAGCAGCAGTAACTGTTAAGATACCACCAAACTCAGCATTACCTGAGGTTGTATGAATCTCTGACTTAACTGTGCCAGAACCATTCTGGAATTGTAATGACTTAGAAGCACCATGGAGCACCATCGTATCGTCGAAACGAGATGTGCTATGAACGCGAAGAGTGCTATCTACATCTAATAGACCACCAATATTAACCGCACCAGTGATTCCAACACCACCAGCAACAACCAAATCACCAGTTGTATTAGTTGTAGATGCAGTACCAGTTGTAAGTTTTAGATTACCTGCAATGATACCAGAGTCAGTGCCACTAAAGACTTCATTAGTATTTGTAGCAGCATGAAGGAAGCGGAAACCGCCAGCATGGGCACCCAGATCAGCATAATCAGTATCCCAACCAAAGAAACCTAAGCGTGCTTCACTATCATAATAGTTGAATTCAATACCACGATCTAAGTTGTCATCAGTTGTAGGTACAGTATCACCACCAAGCAGAATGGTGACATCATCTACAGTCAGTTGTGTAGAGTTGACTGTAGTTGTAGTACCATCAATCTGAAGATTGCCATGAATACGAACAAGACCAGTGATTGCACGATCATCACCTGGATCAAGATGCATAGTTGCATCAGTAGTGCCAAGGTAGTTTGCCTGGAATCTATAATCTTCTACATGAACTTTACCCGCTGCTTCTGACGCACTAATCTGTACGGTATCTTCGGCAGTAATAATAATGTTGCTAGATCCAGAACCAGCATTGGTTGTCAGAATATTAAAGTTTCTATTTGTGGCAGTATCCTGAGTTAACTGGAGGGTAAGGTTACCATCCCCAGTTTTATCCAGTGTCTGATTAACATCGCCGTCAAGATTAATGTCAGGGTCAGAGAAATACGACCGTACGTTAACATCAAGTTCGCCAGCTCCGCCGTCCCCCGTATTATTAGCGCCAACAAGTAAATTACCGCTTGTATCATTAACTTTGAGATAGTTAAGATAATTGAATCCTCTGTATCCAGTGGTTGCAGTAAGTTCTTGATCAAGTTCAAA